ACGTGAATATGTCCGTGCGAATATCACTGTTGAAACTGACGAGGACGACCTGATTGGTGGTTTCCGTCTGCTTAATGGTGAGACAGTCTGGCATGATGGCCCGGTAGTGACCGCCATGAAACGTGGTGCGGTTCTTCTCCTCGATGAGATCGACCTTGCATCTAATAAGATCATGGCATTACAGCCTGTCCTTGAAGGTTCATCCATCTATCTTAAAAAGATAGGCAAATGGGTACATCCGGCTCCAGGTTTTAACGTGATCGCTACTGCGAACACCAAAGGCCAAGGTTCTGATGATGGTCGCTTTATTGGTACTAACGTATTGAACGAGGCGTTCCTTGAAAGGTTCCCAGTCACTATCGAACAGACCTACCCAACCAATTCGATGGAACAGAAAATTGTTAATAACGAGATGTCCAAACATGGTATCGAGGATAAAGTTTTCGCTGAGAATCTGGTTAAGTGGGCTGACGTTATTCGCAAAACCTTTTATGAAGGTGGTTGTGATGAGGTTATTTCTACTCGCCGACTTGTTCATATTGTGGGTGCCTTCTCAATCTTTAAAGATAAGATGACGGCAATTCAATTAACGGTAAATCGGTTTGATGCAGAAACCAAAGAATCGTTCCTCGACCTCTACACCAAAATTGATGCTGGTGTTGAAGTATCCGCACTAGGGGATAATGAGAATGACTCCGAGGACGATGATGAGGAAGATGTAGACTTTTGATTACTATGGGGGTTTGTCCCTGAGGCAACTTGGGGACTCCACCTGATGCTTGGAAATGCACCTCCGAAAGGCTCTGTTTTTAATTACGAAAACACATTTATCCGACCCCCACTATTTTATTATTATTATGTATATTGAATTACGAGAAAAAAGCGGGAAACATTATGTGATGATTAGGCATGATGATTCCAAAGATAAACCAGTTGCTCAATTTGTGAGTACTAATCCAGTTGAGGCATATAATGTTGCTAAACAATATGCGAAACAGAATAGGTGCTTAATACGAACAACTACAGGTGGGATTGAAGCTCCAGAATTACCACCCCAACCAGCAGGAGAAGGATAATGTTTGAACGATAATAATATAGGTTGTATTATAATAGGAGATAAAGTCCTACACTTGATAGTAGGCAGAGTATTATAGAAAGAAAAAAAATTTAAATTATATGTTAAATTGATCACGATAGCACAACCTCTTAATTTAGATTCCCCCTTTGTCCTTTGACGGCCTTCGATAGAAAGATTCTAGACCATCTTCTAAAACCGAAGGTACTCTCGTCCCTTAAATGGGGAGTTAAACTGAGGCGATTAGGGGGTTTTCTTTAGCCTAAAGATCCTCATTGTTATAAATAATAAAACTATGAATTGAGGAACTCAGATATGACCCAGTTAATTAACCCAGAGCAGTACACCCAGGCAACGACCCAATTGAGGTCGTTTTTTTCGGCCAAGGGATTTCAAGAAGTACATACCCAAAACCGATTATCTATATTAGCAGCTTGTGAAGATCCAACAACAGTCGCAACATACAATTATAATGGAGAAGTATGGCCACTGCCTCAGACCGGCCAAATGTGGCTAGAATATGAATTACTCAATCGCCCAGAAGTTCCTGGGTTTTTTTGTGTCTCCACATCCTATAGAGAAGAAAAGAATATCACTGAAGGTAGACATGACATTATCTTTCCGATGTTTGAGTTTGAGATGCCAGGAGATATTCACGATTTAGAAAAAATGGAAAAAGAACTTTGTGAACACATGGGGTTTGGTAATAGACACGCTGTTGTAGATAAGAACTATTTGGAGTGGTGTGAATATTTTGATTTATATAATGGTGAAGAATTATCACACCAACATGAAGCCGAAATGGCGAACAGATGGCAAGGAAGAGTTTGTATGATTAAAAACTTTCCTAACTACACTTCACCCTTTTGGAATATGAAACAGAATGGTGATGGTACTGCTGCAAAGATTGATGTTATAATTGCTGGACAAGAAACAATCGGATCAGCTGAACGATCTAGTGACCCAGATGAAATGATAAAAATGTTCCATGAAATTTCAGACGGTATGTATGCTGATTTACTCTATAAGTTATTTGGTAAGGAAAGAGTAGACAAAGAACTAGATGAATTTCTATCTTTGAACTTTATTCCTAGAGTTGGTGGGGGTATCGGTATAACTCGATTATTACACGCCATGAGCGAATATCAAGTAAGACAGATTGTTGCAAATATGTAATAGATAACATTCCGGGGTGGTGGAATCGGTAGACACACCAGACAGTTTATCTGGCGCCTGGCAGGGCATGGAGGTTCGACCCCTCCCCCCGGAGCCATCTATTTAGTTCTTCTTCTTTTCTATATAAATATTAGAGAACGAGGATAATAACTATATGGCATTTTTAGGACAAGATGGATTTTACTGGGGAATGGGGGTTGTAGAGGACCGGTTTGATCCAGAAATGTTGAATCGTGTACGAGTCAGATGGCTTGGTATACACGATGATGCAAAAGAAAAGATACTGACTAAAGACCTACCGTGGTCTACAGTAATGCAGCCTGCAACTGCTACATCTATGGGTGGTGTTGGTGAACAGTCTGGTGTTGTCGAAGGTACTTGGGTTGTGGGGTTTACTAAAGATACCGCAACGATGCAAGATTGGGTGGTGATGGGAACTCTACCTGGGCTCAATACTACTACTGCCTATCGTGGTGGTAATACATCAGGTGATAGTTGGGCGAATTCTTCTTTTGGTGCCATACCTCATGCTCGTGCTTGGAATAAAGCAAGAGGTGATTTAAAAGAATTTACTGAAAGTATCTCTACAGAAATTCCTTCCTCCTCAAAAAAGTATATAGATTACGAAAAGGGTTTTTATGATCCTACAATGGATCAGAGAGACATACCACATCCACCTAGTGATGCTTCTTATGGTAATCCTGGCGCTGGTGCTGGTCATACTTATAAACCACCTGTTGATGCTCCAGGCTTCATAACACTAAATGATCCCGATAAGAAAATCAATAGAGTACCCAACTGGGCGGTACAACCACTTGGCGATCATCCTTCTATACAAGATTTAGATAAAGATAATAAAGCAATTTGGGAATATGAAGATAGACCTCCGATTGCATTTGCTCGTGCTACACATTCTGATGTATTGCATTATCTTTTTAAGACTACTCGCCGCATAACTGTAGATAGACGCTTTCGTAGTGCTTGGACTAACTTTGGTACATTTCGTTGGCCTGACTCTAATACCTATATGCGTGATGAGTTTGATTATTTTCCAGAAGATATTGAAATTGAAAGAAAGTATACTGGACAATTTGGAGATCATGAGAAGGGTAGGGAAGGTGTTATATTTTCGACAGGTTATTTAGAGCCATTATATTGGGCTGAAGATCGAGAGTATGCTTCTAAAGGTGGAACATTCGGACCTGCATCTCCAATAACAAGAGATAAGCCCGCAGTATCTACAGACCCAGCAAGTTTAACTGGTATTGGTGAATTAGACACTAGAGCTGGTTGGGGTCAATCGTCTGGAGAAGAAACTGGTTACTGGGCGATTAGTGGAGAAGATTATAGGGTTCCACATCCCAGAGTAAGATGGGTTCGTAAGAAACATTTAAGTCCAACTGAAAGACAAACGTGTTGGGAACTATTTAAGGCTGGTCATTACGGAACAGGAGAATATAATGTCAGTGAACCCGATAAAGGGCGTCAAGACATTATGTGGAAAGATGTAAAAGAAGATGACCTTATTGTCGTACCTACTCCAGATACAAATGCACTTGCAATGGGTGGAATTCCAATTGAAACAACAGATGGTGTTTCAGTAACTACAAAATCCAGTTTATGGGCAGATGATACAACCTATTTTAATGATCCTGGATTAAGTAAAGGTAAACCAGCAAAACCATTATTGCAAACTGGGGATATTGTGCAAGTTGCCGGTGTTCGGGGAATGCAAGAAATCAATGGTCGTATTTTCCGATTAACAAGTTGTTCTGATAATGGTACAAGTTTTACTATGACACTTGGAACAGTTAATGGTCAAGTTTGGGCAGGGCCCGGACCTATGGATTGGACTCCAGCTGGAAATGGGTTGGGTTCACCTAAGCCAGCAAGTGTAGATGTCGATAATGCCAATTTTTCAGAATATTTAGGTGGTGGTGTTGTCATACCACACAACCCACATTGGATGCTTTGTTGGAAAGCCGATATGCGGGAAAGACAAATTAATATCGGTTCGCCAAATTCCGAAACTGGTGTTAATGAAGGATTTTGGAATCAACCCACCGGAGACTTTAATGCAACATACCCATTCAACCATGTATATGAATCCGAGTCGGGTCATGTCATGGAATATGATGATACTCCAGGCGC